TCTTGCTGGAATTGAGACAGGAGCAGCTGCATTTCAGGGAGTGCAATCAGCCATTGCATTGACAGGGGTTGAGTCACAGGCATTAACTGAGACAATGATCAAGCTCCAAGCAACACAGGGCTTGGTTAATGCAGTCACAACCATTGCAAACAAATTGCAAAAGGATTCAATCTTGATGATTCAATTGAGAAATTTGCAAGAGAAAGGACTTGGCAAGACTATTCTCCAGAATTCAGTATTTCAGAAAGCTAACAACGCCTCAACAATTGCAGCAACAGCTGTGACAAAGTTATTTGGAGGAGCTATTAATCAGACATCCATTGGTTTTAAATTGCTTAAAGGGGCAATCATAGCAACAGGAATTGGAGCTCTTGTTGTGGTTGTTGGTACTTTATTGTCAAAATTAGGAGATTGGATCTCATCAGAGAAGGAATTGAAGGCAGCAGCAGAGGCAAGACAGGCAGCATTGGATGCGTCAATTCTTGGAATTGAAAGAGAATCAGAGCTGGCTCAAGCAAGAGCAAAAATGCAAGGCAAAAGTGACGCAGAAATCCTGGAGATTCAAAAAAAAGGATTGGAGAAAAAAGCCAAAGAATTACAAGATGCAGCAGATGAGGAGTACAAAATTTATCAAAAGTTATATGCAGATGATTGGGGAGATATAAATGATGAGACACAGGCAGCATATGACAAGCATGTTGAGCTACAAAAACAAAAGAATGATACGGTTCATCAATTAAATTTGTTAAGTGTACAGCAACAAGAACAAGCTAATGCAGATAAAATAAAGAATCTCCAAGAGACCAATGACAAAATAAATAATCAATACAAAAGAGAGATTGATCTTCAAAAAGCAAGAGGAAATGATACTTTTAAACTTGAAAGAGATGCTTTAAAACAAAAAATATCTCAAGCAAAGGCTGGCAGTGAGGAACAAAAAGATTTGCAGAATCAATTGACAATTTTAGAAATCAATCACAATAAAGATTTAAGTAAAAAGAGAAAGGATGCTCATGACAAAAGACTTGAAAAATTAAAGAAAGAGAGAGAGGATATTGTTAATGAGATAAAAAAATTAAATTCAGAGCAACTCAGCCTGGAATCTGAAAAACAAAGATTGATGCTTGAATTGATGCAAGAGGGCCGAGATAAAGAGTTGAAACAAGCAGAACAAAACGCTGAGAAATTTAGGCAATCAATCATTGATAAATCAATACAGGATGAATTGGATGCTCTTGATGAACAATTTAAAAGTGGAAAGATAGGCAGAGAGAAATATGACAGAGAAGTTCTGGCATTGAGGACAAATGCATTGAATAATTTATCAGATAAAGAGAGAGAGGTATTGTTGCTAAATGATCAGAAACTTGCCAAAGATAAAGCTGATATTAACAAAAAATATGATGATGCTGAAATCACAAGCAAACAAACACAAAGAGATAAACTCGATGCCATAATGCTGGATCAATTTGAGCAGGAGAAATTAGCAGCCAAAAAAGACAATGATGAGAAAATGAAAGTGCTTGATGAAGGGTTGAAAGATGGTACAATTTCACAATTTGAATACAATCTTGCCAAGGCAAAATTGGTCAATGATCTTGCTGATAAAGAAATTGAAATTGAGAAAAATAAAAATGAAACTATCAAGGCAGAGCAAAAGACAAAAAGAGAGGAGGAGCTTGAAAAATTTAAAGAGATTCTTGAGGGAGCTCAGAAAGGATTGGATGAGCTGAAAAAAATAAATGATCTTGTCAATCAGATTGATCAAGCAAGGCTAAACACCATAGCAAAAAACAGAGAGCAGAATCTTGCTGATTTAGATGCAAAGTTGAAAGCTGAATTGAATCAAGAGAATTTAACAGCTGATCAAAAGAAAGCCATTGAGGAGAAATTTGCAAAGCAAAAATATGATATTCAACTCAAAGCATTCCAGCAAGAGGATAAAATAAACAGGGCTAAATTCAACAGAGACAAGGCTCTGAGATTGGCTCAAGTTGGTATTGACACAGCAACAGCAATTGTGAAAGGGATTGCAGAGTTTGGCCCTCCTCCATCACCAGCTGGTATTGCTGCCATTGCATCAGCATCACTTGTTGGGATCACACAGGCCCTGGCTATTGCCAATCAACAATATCAATCAGGAACAGCACCAACTCCTCCTCAACTTGGGGGTGGGGCAACAGGAGGAGGATTGACAGGAGCCAGTGCATCAACATTCACAGCCAACACCAATGCTCAGACAACAGATCTCACTGGATTTCAACAAGGCCAAGGTCAGAACATACCAGTTTCTCAGGTTGTTGTGCTTGAATCAGATATTACAGGAACACAGAACAAGGTTAAATTACAAGAGGTCAAGTCCAGTTTTTAGAAACTGGGCTCCATCTTTTGTGAGAAATCCATCACCAATGGAGAAACATCCATACAGATCAAGGAATTCAATTGCCTTTGGAATGTTGATGTTGTGAATCTTGACATTGTCACCTGGTTGACTTTTGCATTTGTACACATTGAGATAAATGCTCTTGATAAAATGATTTCCATCTTGCCAATTTATGTCATCAAACAGCCTCAACAATTTGGATGAATCCATCAACACAGGCTGATGACATTCATAGTTGAATATTGTCATCTTGTTATGCATCAAGAATTCAGATGTATTTCTGGCAGCCTCTTGATAGTGTTCTGGATGATTTGGATTGATGGTTAAATTTCCTTTAAAATATAGCTTGTCAGGGCTCCAATTTGATGAGATATAGAAATCATCATTCATGTATATGAATTGCCCTCCAATGGCCCTGGCAAAAGTCAAGATCCTATTTGTAACATCAACTCCTCTGATGTTATTAAACTGAGAGCATGGTATATTGAGTGCTCCAGGAACAGCATCACCAATGGTATAAATGGTTGCATCTGGATATACTTTCCTGATCCAGGCCATTGATTGAATGATTTCAAAGTCATCAACAGTTTTTTTGTATGGATACACAAACACCATAGAACAAAGATACATAATATTATATGAAAAGAGAGCTGCCAGTTTATGAGATCATGATTGATCTCCAGGATGCAGAAACAACTGTATCATTCAACTCATTGGTAAGTCAACCAGCACATGAGAAATTATTTGATACATTCTCAAAGCAAGTAAAATATCAATTTAATGATGATGAGCAGATCATCACAGGGATTGCCATTTCAGCTGATACTCCAATTTATCGGAGAGAGGATGATACAAATGAGGAATATTATGTTGTGTTCACACCAAAGGCCATCAAAGACATTGTTTTTGATTATGCCAGGAGAAACAATTTTAACAATGTCAATCTTGAGCATGATGAGACAAGAGTTGTTGATGGGATATACATGGTCATGAGTTATGTGATTGACAATGAGAAAGGATTCACAGCTCCAGAGAGATTCAAGGATGCCAATGATGGCTCCTGGTTGGTGAGTTACAAAGTAACTGACAAAGCTGTTTATGAATCAGCAAAGAATGGTGTGTTCAAAGGATTCTCAATTGAGGGTGTTTTCAATCTGATTGAAACAGGATCAAGTCTTGAGGAGGAGTTTATGGCACAATTGTACACAGAGCTCAAGAAAGTGAGTGAATATATCATTTTTTTCAATGACTATCCAGATGCTGTTGTGAACAATGCCAAGAGAGGGATTGAATTGAATCAAAAGAATGGCAACAAGTGTGCAACTCAGACAGGCAAAGTCAGAGCCCAGCAATTGTCACAGAGAAAGAATCTCAGCCTATCCACGATAAAACGCATGTATTCATATCTGTCAAGAGCAGAGGAGTATTACAATCCAGATGATTCAACAGCATGTGGCACCATATCCTATCTCCTTTGGGGTGGGCTTGCTGGCAAGAGATGGGCCCAAGCAAAATTGAAAGAGGCTGGAATTTTAGAACAATAACACATAGTAAATAAATAACAATAAAATGAACAAGAATTTTCAAAAGGTCATGGATTTGATTGCTGAAATGAAGCAAGCATTTTCAAAAAAAGAGGCCTCAAAATTTGATCAAGCTACCTTAGTTGATGGAGTTACTGTCATTGAATATGAATCTCTTGAGGTTGGTATGCCTGTATTTGTTGTTGCAGATGGCGAAATGATTCCAGCTCCAGAGGGTACACATGCCTTATCTGGTGACATGGAGGGTGTTTCAATTGTTGTTGATGCAGATGGCATCATCACAGAAGTCATTGACACAAGAGAGCAAGCACAATCAGCAGATCCAGGAGATGAGCAAGATGATACTCAAGAGGCTGAGCCAGTTGCTCAATCAATGAGTGCCGAGGATGTTGAGAACATCATCAATGCAAAGTTTGAATCATTCACCAAGGCAGTCGAGGGATTGGCTGAAATGACAAAGGCAATTGCAGAAAATAATACACAACTTGTGAATGAGTTGAGCTCATTGAAAACTGAATTCGAGAGTTTCAAGGCACAACCATCAGTTGAAACAAGAGAGTCTGAGAGATTCTCAAAAGTTGGCAACTTGACAGCCAGACAAGCATTCTTATTAAAAAGTAAATAAAAAGTAAAATGTCACTTAAAAAAATAATCAAAGACAAATTTAGCTACGATGTGTCAGGATTGGCAGCATATGTAGATGAGCAAAGAGAGGAATTGACTGTGAGAGCAGTCACAGAGGCTAAGACCTTACAATATATCACCATTCAAGAGGGTATCAAAGGATCTGAGGAGATCAAATTGCTTGATGATTCAATTGTTTACCAAGCTGGTGATTGTACAATGACTCCATCTGGTAACACAGTATTCACTGATCGTGCAATTGCTGTTGAGACTCTTGGATACATGAAGTCATTTTGTAACAAAGATCTTGTTGGTTTCTGGACACAATTAGGTTTGAGACCAGGTGCAATGGCAGAGGACAAAAACTTACCATTTGAGCAACAATTGATTGACTATCTTTTGAGATTACATTCGTTTGAATTAGACAAATTGATCTGGAAAGGTAACAAATCAACAGGAACAGGCAACCTACAATGGATGAATGGATACCGTCAATTCTTAACAACAGGAAATGGATGTGTGAACTTGAATACAGCATCAACAGCATCAATCACAAACACAAATGCGTTTGATGTATTCTATGCTTGTTTCACAAACACACCAGCAAATGTTGCTGAGCAAACTGATTTCACTTGTTTTGCTGGTCGTGAGACATTCAACAAATTGATGAAAAATTTAGTTGACTTGAATTTCTTCCATTACTCACCAGCTACAATTGCAACAATGGATGAGGTGATTGTACCAGGAACAAACATGAGAGTGGTTAAAGTACCAGGATTGAATGGTCTTGACAATATTTACACAGGTCGTGCATCTGAGTTTATATTTGGTACTGACTTGAGATCTGACTTTGACAACTTTGAGTTGTGGTATTCTCAAGATGATGATGTTCTTTACTTACGATCTAAATTCAGAGCTGGTGTGCAAGTACCATTCTTGAATCAAATCGGAGTGTGGAATGGAACAGGATCACCTAACTAAAAATAATTAAGGGAGGGGGCAACTCCTCCCTATTGTATAACAATTTTAAACTTAGAAAAGTGAGCTGTAATATGACAACAGGGTACAATGACAGAACATGTACCAATGGAAAAGGAGGGATAAAGAGTGTCATTCTCTTTCCTCTTGCAAATGTATCTGCATCAACCATCACAAACAATCAGATATCTGCATTGACTGTGACTGGTGAGGTGTTTCAATACAAACTAAAAAGCAACTTGTCAAGCTACACAGCACCAATCAAGGTAAACAAAGACAATGGCACATTGTGGTATGAGCAAACTTTGACAATGATCTTGGCATCAGATACCAAGGAATTGAGATCAGAGATTCACTTGCTTGCACAAAATGAGGTTGTTTGTATTGTTGAGAAAGCATCAGGAGTTTATGTTGCTCTTGGATTTGGTGAGGGCTTGCAGATTGCAGATGGATCAGCATATGGATCAGGGACTGTAAAGTCTGACCGAAATGGTCATGATCTTGTGTTGACAGGAATGGAGAATGATGAGGTGCCAGATGTGGCAGCTGGTGTTGTTACAACACTATTGACTCAACAATCTCCATCAATTTAGGTTTTTTTGGGTTAATAATACATGAAAGGGAGGGAGTAATCTCTCCCTTTTTTTTAATAACTTAGCACAATGAAAATAAAAACAGAGCTAATTGGATCAAAAGTGTTCAGCAAGTTATTCAACAGATGGATAAAAATTGAAGCTGGACAAGAGCAATTGTATATGGATATGCAGTTGTTTGATGTATTTGAAAAAACGAAACCAAAATTGATAAAAGATGCTAAGAATTCAAAGGAATTCAACATCAACAATGATAGTGACAGTGACAGAGCTGACAACAGTGAGTCCAGTCCACTATCTGTTTGAGTTTGAACATCAACAATCATTTGAGAAAGTATATTGCATCCTGGCAAATATCTCAACAAACACTGAGAGATATGATGAATTTGCCATTGAGGATGGCGTGGATGTGACCTTTCCATATGATGGCTACTATATTTACAGAGTTTATCAGCAAACATCATCCAGCAATCTGGATCCTGACTTGTCTGATGGACTTGTTGAGGAGGGCCGAGCTCATGTATATGAGATTGACTCTCCATCAAATGAGTACAATGAAAACATAACATTCAACATATATGAGTGATTCAGTTAAAATGACAAGCCTCACATTCAAAAAGGACTATATCAAGCCTGATGAGGAGAAAGATAGGATGCTTGGATTCATAAAATGGGGTAAAAAAAATGACTATCCTTATTTTTTGATTGACCTTTACAATGGCTCAGCCTGGCATCAAGGCATCATCAAGAACAAAACATACTATATTGCTGGAGGAGGCCTTGAGGTTGTCTCAGGAAATATGCAACCATTCATTGAGAACAAGTATGCAGAGTTTGATATGAATGAGATTGCAGAGATGCTGTGCAATGATTATGAAATGTTCGGAGGATTCTGTGCCATTGGTACATGGAACAGAGATGGATCAAGAGTTGCTGTCTGGGAACATATTGATCTGGA